CGTGCTGTGCGTGGATGCGGGCTTCAACCCGCGCATCACCTATGACTGGGTGCGCCAGCACCCGCAGGCCTCCTGGGGGCCCGCTGGCGCAAGGGCGGCGCATCCGAAGACCGCCGTGGCGGTGAAGGGCACGGCGCGGACAGACCGGCTGATTCTGGGCGCCTCGCCGGTCGATGCCAGCAAGCGGCGCGGCACGCGGTTGTGGACGCTGGGGACGCCCGTGGCGAAGTCGGAACTCTACAGCCGCCTACGCCTGGCGCCTCCGGCTGAGGAAAGCAGCGAGCCGTTCCCGGCGGGCTACTGCCACTTCCCGCGCTACGAGGAAGAGTACTTCCGGCAGTTGACCGCGGAGAGCGTGGTCAAAGGCCACTGGGTCGTTGCACCCAACCGGCGCAACGAAGCGCTTGACTGCCGGGTCTATGCGCGGGCAGCGGCCTCGATCTACGGCATCGACCGCTTCAGTGACAAGCACTGGCGGGAACTCGAGGCCCTTTTGCCCGCGCCCGTCGCGGAGCCGGAGCCTATGCTGCCCCAGCCACGCCTTGTGCGCCGCGTGACGGTGCGATCGAACTGGATGAAGCGATAACGGGCGTGCCCCATGGCCTACTCGCAAACTCAACTCGAAGCGCTCGAGGCGGCGCAGGCCAGCGGCACGCTGCGCGTGACGTTTGAAGGCCGCAGCCTCGAGTACCGCGGCATCGATGAACTCAAGAAGGCGATCGCCGAAGTGAAAGCCGCCATGGCGGCGGCGGATCCGGTTCGGCCGCGCTCGCGCGTGATCCGGACCTACACAACCAAGGGTTTCTGATGGGCTACTGGCGGAATCTGATGCGCGCGGCCTTCGGGGCGCCCATCAGGGCACTTGCCGGTTACGAGGCCGCCGCCAACACGCGCCGCACGCAGGGCTGGAACCCATCGAATGAAGGGATCAACGCACTGGTGGCCGGCGGCGGCGATGCGCTGCGCTCGCGATCGCGCGACATGGTCCGCCGCAACGCCTGGGCCAGCAACGCGGTCGAAAGTTTCGTCGGCAACGCCGTGGGCACGGGCATCAAGCCGCAATCGAAACACCCGGACCCGGCGGTGAAGCGGCGGCTTCAGGAACTGTGGCTCCGGTGGACCGACGAGGCCGACGCCGCTGGGCTGACGGACTTCTACGGACTCCAGGCGCTGGTGTGCCGCTCGACGATCGAGGGCGGCGAGTGTCTGGTGCGCATCCGCGAGCGCCGGGCCGAAGACGGCCTGACGGCGCCGCTGCAACTTCAACTGCTCGAGGCCGAGCACCTGCCGGCGACGAAGAATGAGAACCTGCCGAACGGAAACGTCATCCGCGCTGGAATCGAGTTCGACCGGATTGGCCGCCGGGTTGCGTACCACCTCTACCGCGAACACCCGGGCGAGAAGCTCACGTTCTTCAACGCCGGCGAGACCGCGCGCGTGCCGGCCGAGACCGTGCTGCACATCTACAAGCCGCTGCGCCCAGGCCAGCATCGCGGCCAGCCGTGGCTCGCGCAGGTTCTGGTGAAGCTCCACGAGCTCGACCAGTACGACGACGCCGAACTCGTGCGCAAGAAGCTGGCGGCGATGTTTGCGGCGTTTATCACCGAGAACAACCCCGAGGATCCGGTGATCGGCTCAAAGCCCGGCGAGGGGGAAACGGACGCAAGCGGCGCGCCGCTGGCCGGCATCGAGCCGGGCTCCATGGTGAAGCTGCTGCCGGGCGAGGATGTGAAGTTCACCGAGCCGGGCGACGTGGGCGGCATGTACACCGAGTTCATGCGGGTGCAATTGCGCGCCATCGCCGCGGGCCTGGGGATCACCTACGAGCAGCTCACCGGGGATCTCGAGCGCGTGAACTACTCCTCGATCCGCGCGGGGTTGCTCGAGTTCCGCCGCCGCTGCGAGCAATTCCAGCACCAGGTGATGGTCTACCAGTTCTGCCGCCCGGTGTGGCGCGCCTGGATCGAGGCAGCGGTCCTTAGTGGCGTGATCGATGCGCGCGACTACGCATCGAACCCGAACGCCTATCTCGACGTCGAGTGGCGGCCGCCGTCCTGGGCGTGGGTCGATCCGCTCAAGGATATGAACGCCGAGGTGGTAGCCGTGCGCGCGGGCTTCAAGCCCCGCAGTGCCGTGATCAACGAGATGGGCTACGACGAGGAAGACGTCGACCGGCAGGCCGCCGCCGACAACGCACGGGCCGATTCATACGGCAACATCTACGACTCCGATCCGCGCAAGACCACCAGCAACGGGCAGCGAGTCGCCGAACAAGAGTCCGCAACGCAAGTCCAATGACGAACCTTTCGCATATCGCTTCGCGCGTGTTCAACACGCCGCTGATGATCGACTCGAAGAAGCTCGCGGCGATCCTGGCCGTGCTGGCCCCGCGCTTGGGTCTCGAGCCGCCAGCGGTGGAGGCGGCTTCGCTCACCGAGCAACGGTCGCGGAAGCCCTATGCCGTGACGGACGCCGGCGTCGCGGTGATCGAAGTCTCAGGCAGCCTGGTCAACCGTTCGTCTGGGATGGATGCGCAGTCGGGGCTCACCTCCTATGAGCAGTTGGGCAACGAGATTCTCGACGCGGCGACCGACCCGCAGGTCCGAGGGATCCTCTTACGCTTCGACAGCTATGGCGGCGAGGCCAACGGCGCCTGGGACGTGGCGAGCTTGATCGAGGAGACCGCGCGCATGAAGCCTGTCTGGGCCTCGGTCGATGACTGGGCCTTGAGCGCGGGGTACCTGCTGGCCTCGGCCACCGATCGCATCTGGGTCACGCGCACCGGCGGCGTCGGTTCTGTGGGCATCATCGCCATGCACCTTGATCAAAGCGGCTGGGACGCAGCGAACGGCCTTCGTTACACCACGATCTTCGCCGGGGATCGCAAGAACGACTTCAACCCGCACGAGCCGCTCTCCGATGGCGCCCGCTCGGTGCTCGCGGCCGAGGTCGACCGCCTCTACGGCATGTTCGTCGATGCCGTGGCCCGCCGCCGCAGCCTGAGCGCCGCGGCCGTGCGCGGAACGCAAGCCGGCATCCTCTACGGCGAAGACAGCGTCGCCCAAGGCCTCGCCGACCGCACCGGCACGTTCCGCGACGCCCTGACCGCGATGACCGAAACACTTTCAAAACCCAAGTTCACGAAAGGAGGCACTCCAGTGTCTGAAGCAACCCAGGCGGCTACGAGTCCGCCCGTTCCCGATCTTGCCGCCATTGAGGCCGCTGCCCGCGAGCAGGGCTACGCCGAGGCGGCCGAGATCGTCGTGCTGTGCAGGATTGCCGGCCGGCCCGCGTTGGCCAGCGACTTCATCAGCCGGCAATTGTCGGCGGCCGACGTTCGCAAGGAACTGCTCGCGCTGCGGGCCGAGGCCAACCAAGAGGAGATCCGGTCCCACGTTCTGCCGGAGGCGAGCACCGCAGCCAAGCAGAACCTCGAGGAAAACCCGGTCGTCAAGGCCTGCGTGGCCTTGGCCGGCCCGAAAGGAGTGAAGTAACCCATGCCCGTTCAAACCGAATCGAATTCCCTCGGCGACTGGCTGAAGTTTGAAGAGGACAACCTCTACAGCCGCGACGAGGTCACCGTCGCAAGCGGCCAGAATCTGGCGACCGGCACCGTGGTCGGCGTCATCACCTCGAGCGGCAAGGTGACGCAGCTTGCGCCGGCCGCTTCCAACGGCTCCGAGAACGCCGCCGGCGTGCTGCTGAATGCCGTCGACGCGAGCGCCGCCGACAAGCCCGGCGTCATCATCGCGCGTCACGCCATCTGCTCGGACAAAGGTCTCATCTGGCCCGGCTCGATCACCGGCCCGCAGAAGACCGCGGCCATCAGCCAACTCAAAGCCCTGGGCATTCTCGTCCGGGAAGGAGCCTAACCCATGCCGATGCTCAATCCATTCGCCACCGATGCCTTCAACATGGTCGCCCTCACGGCGGCCATCAACAAGATCCCCAACACCTACGGGCGCCTCGAGCAGTTGAACCTGATGCCCGCCACGGGCGTCCGCACGCGCACGGTCATCATCGAGGAGATGAGCGGCGTGCTCAACCTGCTGCCCACGCAGCCCGTCGGCGCGCCCGGGACCGTGGGCACGCAAGGCAAGCGCAAGGTGCGCTCGTTCGTCATCCCGCACATCCCGCACGATGACGCCGTGCTGCCCGAGGAAGTCCAGGGCATCCGCGCCTTCGGCTCGGAGTCCGAGACCGAGGCGCTCGCTGATCTGCTCGCGCTGAAGCTCCAGAACATGCGCAACAAGCACGCCATCACGCTCGAGCACCTGCGCATGGGAGCGCTCAAGGGCGTGATCCTCGACGCCGACGGCACGGTGCTCTACAACCTCTACACCGAGTTCGACATCACGCCGAAGACGGTCAACTCCGAGCTGTCGACGGCTTCGACCGAGGTGCTTCTCAAGGTGCTCGAGGTGAAGCGCCACATCGAGGACAACCTCAAGGGCGAGTTCATGACGGGCATCCTGTGCCTGTGCTCTTCGGGCTTCTACGACGCCTTCACGACGCACGCGAAGGTGAAAGAGGCCTTCCAGTACTACCAGCGCAACCAGCAGCTCGGCAACGACTACCGCACGGGGTTCACCTTCGGCGGCGTGACGTTTGAGGA